CTGCAGCAGGCCTTGATGTGAATGACATTCATGGTCAGGATACTCCGACACGATTTGTTCACATGCTCAAAGAGCTTACTACTCCTTCACCTATCAAATGGAAAACCTTTACCAATGAAGGATACGACGAGCTAATTATTGTACGAGACATTCCATTTGTCTCACTATGTGCTCATCATGTTGTACCATTTCATGGTACGGCTAATATTGGATATATTCCTGATCTACTTGTTGCAGGTCTTAGCAAGTTTGCTCGAGTTGTTCAACATTTTGCTAAAGCTCTGCAGATTCAAGAGAAGCTTACCAAGGAAGTAGCAGACTTTCTTCAGGAGAATCTTATGCCTCTGGGAGTTGCTGTCGTAATGGAAGCAGAACATATGTGCATGACGATTCGTGGCGCACATGTTCCAGGTACTAAAACGTATACCGCATCTATGTACGGGCGTTTTGCTGATCACGATCGTACGGCTAAGGCCGAGTTCCTTGCAAGGCTCAACGGAGGACATTGATGTCAGAGGACGACGTAGCTGTAGACCCAGCCGTAGCAGAATTCGCTAATATCATTGTCGACATTAGTAAAGAGTTCGACGAAGAATGTGATAGTCGACACAGAAAGGGTGGCCTTAAATACGGTCCAGGAAAGTTCTTGACTGTAGATACCATTCAAGAAGCTTTGAATGAGATTATTGACTTGTCTAACTATGCTAGGTATACGTACATCAAGCTACGTCTGTTGCAAGAATCAATCATGCAGCAACTCCCAGCAGAAGAATTTAATACAGGATTCGTCAAGTCTAAGCAAACCACTACAGTGAGGGACCAAGGGTGAAAGCTGCATTAATTCCACCGAAAGGCTATGAGTCTACAGCACTACAAAGTAACATTCATCTTGTGCTACCACTCAAGCCATTACTCGGAAATATAGACTACATCGCAACGTACAAGAGGGCACATAGTCGAGGAGACTATATTATCCTCGACAATGGCTGTGCTGAAGGTCAGCTTGTTGATGGTCGAACACTATTAGACTTTGCAGCACTTATTGGTGCACACGAAGTTGTTGCACCAGACATAATGTCTAACGCAGCATTGACACTTCAAGCGACAGCAAACTTCCTCAATGAGTTCCCACAAGCTTCTGACTACAATATTATGGCAGTACTTCAAGGGAATACAAAAGAGGAACTAGAAGGTCTGTTAAGGCAATTTGCTAATTACGACGAAATTAGCACTATTGGGGTGCCAAAAGTACTCGTTAGACCTTCATCGTATAGAAGTCCAACACGTTTAGATGTCGTTAATATGATTCATGACTCGTTTCCCGGCAGGTTTAAGATTCACCTGCTCGGGGTTCATAAGGCACATCCAACAGAGCTGTTCGATACACCATTTGATCGAGGGTCAATTCGATCAGTAGACTCAGCTCAACCATACAAGCTTGCCGAAGTCGGAATGCTTATGAGTACTAAAAATTCTTGGGCAGAGAGGCGCAACGGATACTTTACGAAGAAGAAGGAGGTAGACCCAGCAGTTCTGAGGCACAACATCGAGACTTTCAAGGCCTGGGCAGCTTCACATGAAAGCTGAAGCACAGGGGGCTGACTGTTCTCACTGTCCGTTGCGAGACGCCGCGTACGTGCCTTCCCAGATACCCACAGGGCGGGAACGGTTATCCGGCGAACGTAGAATTGCCATAGTTGGTGAAGCTCCAGGATTTTACGAAGGGACTTACGGAAGACCTTTTACGGGACCTAGTGGAAAACTGCTGGGTGCGGTACTTTCGCATCACAGTATAAAACGAAGCGAGGTACTCCTTACTAATGTTTGCCTATGTAGGCCTCAAGATAACGCAACTCCTCCTCGTGCTGCAGTTGTTGCATGCAAGGGCCGTCTTGCGAGGGAAATCCGAGAATTCGAAACTACCGATATCATTGCTCTTGGAGGCACCGCGGGGACTCTTCTGGTTGACGATCCAGGCACAATTACCACCCTCCGCGTTGGCCCGCCTAAGCGTGGCGCAAGATTTCTCAATGCAAACTCGAGCACTGAAAACAATATCAGTGTTATTCCAACATGGCACCCGGCGTACTGCCTGCGCAATGCGGATGCGTTCCCGGCCCTTGTTTCCGACATTGGAAAGCTGAAGGAGAGTAGACGTGAGCCTTGGAACGAACCTATCTGGAGAGCATTTGACGATGCTCCTAGCGCCTCCGCAGTTATCGACAAATTGGCTGCGGGAGAGGGCCCTCTCGTTATCGATATTGAGGTCGGTATCGAGAAAGACGTCGCCGGCGATGATCACCCGAACAACTATACTCTGCTATGCGTGGGAATCGCTTACGCGCGTGGGCGAGCTGTGGTTCTGGGTGAAAGTGCACTTACCGACGATGCAGTGGCAAGTAAACTCCGGACCCTCTTCCGCAGTAGAAAGCTCATCGCTCACAACGGCAAGTTTGATCTTGCAGGACTCTATCCAAAGTTCGGAACTCTCAAGCTCTGGTTTGACACTATGCTTGCCAGCTACTGTCTCGACGAACGACCAGGAAACCATGGTCTTAAAGTACTCGCAGTAGAAAAACTTGGCGCACCAAAGTATGACGACGAGATCAAGAAGTATATACCAAAACGAGGTAATTACGCTAACATTCCTCGTCCGATCTTGTACAAGTACAATGCGTACGATGTAGCATGTACGTGGGAACTGTACGAGATGTTCACAGAGGCAATGGAACGTGAGGACGTTCGCAAAGTTCATGACTTCCTGATTGAAGCTTCTAACCAGCTTATGTTCCTTGAGCTGAACGGAATTGCTATCGACAAGGAAGCTATGACAAAGCTCGAGACTGAATACTTAGCTCGGCTCGATGATATCGAGAAAGAAATGAACGTTATTGTAGGTCGTACAGTCGTACTAGATGACCCGTCAATTATTACACTAGGAACTCTTAACCCACGATCACCAAAGCAGATTAAAGAGTACTTCGAATCACAGAGGGTACATGTTGCAAGTACGAATGAAGAAACACTCCGCGCCCTGCTCGAACGTTTGCCTGGAACAAGTCCCGCCAGAAGTTTTGTCGAAGTTCTACTCAGGTATAGACGACAGCATAAGCTCTATAGTACATACATCGCTGGCATCCGCAAACGGATGTACCGCGGACGCATTTACACTACTTATATGCTCCACGGTACTACGTCAGGACGGTTGGCATCTAGAAATCCAAATCTCCAGAACATTGTTCGTGATAAAGAAATCCGACGGCAGTTTGCTGTCAGTCGACCTGGTAATGTCCTCATCCAAGGCGACTACAAGCAAGCAGAAGCTCGAATAATGACCTTCCTAGGACAGGATGAATATCTTAGAGAGATCCTGTCAAGGGACGAAGAGGGATACGACTTCTTCAACGAACTTTCGGATCAACTGTATGGTAAAGGCAAATGGGGTAAAGAGCAACGGATTAGAACGAAAGCGTTTTTCTACGGAATTGGCTATGGTCGCGAGTTCTGGTCCATTGCGCGGGAGTATGGACTCACATCCAGAGAAGGTGAACGTCAGTATAGAGCATTCACTGACTTGATTCCAGGTGTAATGAACTGGCAGCAAGAGGTAAAGGAGCACGTACTTTCTGGTAAGCCACTCATTACACCATTCGGACGACGTCGACGATTTTGGTTGATCACAGAACAAAATCGAAAGGACGTACTCAATGAAGCTTTGTCCTACGTGCCTCAGAGTACTGCATCTGACATCTGCCTTAGCGCTCTTATACGTGTGCGACCAATGTTGCGTGGTCTGGGCTTCCTCCGACTTACTATCCATGATGCACTTGTGGCTGAATGTTCAGAAGGACACGCAGACGAAGTATCGCAACTACTCAGTTCGGTCATGGCTGACGAAGGAAGAAAGTTCACAGACTATATCCCCTTCCCAGTAGATATCTCTATAGGCAAGAGCTGGGGTGATCTGTGAAACTATTCTTACTTAAGACCATCAATAAGATATTGGACTTCCTCATTGGGGTTGTAAAGAAGGTTGCAGGTGAGTAACGACGAAAAGGCATTCTGGGCATTTGTAATTGCATGTTATATAACAGTCATCTTCTGCGTAGGTATACTTGGCCTTGTAGCAAAGGGAGTAGGTTAGTGCCTAGAGGAGCAGCTTCAGAGATTGGAGCAGAACGTATAGCCCAAAATGGGTACAGATACATTAAGACAGAAGGTGGCTGGAAGCTATTCCATCACCTTATCGCAGAACAGAATATCGGTCGTAATCTAACTGCAAATGAATACGCATGCTTTGCAGATGGCGATCGAACTAACTTTGAACCAAAAAACATCATCGTTCAACTTCGAGGCAGAGCTTCCATCCAACGAAGGTTAGCCCAAGTTAATGCTCGCCTCGATGAACTTGCTGCAGTCAAAGAAGACCTCGAACGTAGACTTAAGCTTCAAGAAAAACTAGCTTGATAGCGAAAAGATAGACGTAGAAAGAGACTAGTTAGAATACTAGAGAGACAAAAGGAATCTATAGGTTAAACCTCCTAAGGGTGCTTTTTGTCTCTCTAGAGTCTAAGCGATGAAGGTATATCAAGCCCACAGGGGCAACAGAACTGCGAAAGGGAATGGATGACTATCTGGGATTGGTGTATGCAAATTTGGAAAAGTATCGTTGAGATAGTTGATGAGTGGATCGTTTACTTTATCTTCCTAATCGTCCTAGCCAATCTGATTGTGACGGCAGTCAAATGATCGTTGTCGTAGGTGGTAGACGAACTGGTAAGACAGCAGCAATTTGTCGATGGCTAGCTGAGTGTCCTAATCGTAGAGGCATTATCGTTCTTAGTGAGGATCGCAAGCTTCACATCCTCAATCGTCTTCACGATCATATGCCTAACTACCAGTGGGGGCAGCATCTCTTCTCGGTTCACGAGATGGTAAACATGCGTGGTTACGGTAACAGGTTTGGACAAGCTCGAGGACCATATCCGGAGATGGCCATTGACGACACTGACGAAGTTCTGTCAGTACTGTTTGGTGCGACAGTCAAGTTCGCAGCCATCAACGCAACGTACATCCCGCTTGGTCACAATGAGCTGTTGGAGCCGATCAGGGCAGATGCAAGTATCACTCCGGAGATCATGGAGGCACTGGCCGAGCCGATCACCCGTGAGAAGCTTCCATACGTGATTGGAGAAGGTAAGGGGGCAGGCTGGAATGACTGAAACACGCCTAATAATCGGAATGGATCCAGGCGGTACAACGGGCCTGTCATGGTGGATATCTCCAAGAGAACCCACACCACTAAGTCAACAGCTTTGGGGTCAGGAGCAAATCGGTGCGTGTAGTCAAGAGTTAGGCCTCTGTCAGCTCTTCCTCAAGCTTGACGACATCATCTATCCATATTCAGGGAATCCTAGAAGTGTTCACCTAGCAATGGAGGGTTTCGATTTTCGAAAGGACGAACAATTTCGAACCAAGATTGACTATACTGCGGCTGAAGTTATTGGCGCCACAAGGTTCTGGACGGCACTAAGACCTCAAGTTACACTAATTCGATCTGGTGCCGGGCTCGGCAAAGGCTTCTGGGGTGACGATAAGATCAAAAAGCTCAACCTGTGGGTGCCTGGAAAGAAGCATGCGATGGATGCCAGACGTCATCTACTTCGCTATATGGTGTTTGAACTACAAATGAATGAATTGCTATTACCTCTTCGGTGATACCAAGATAGAATAGCCTCAATAACATAAATACAAAGCTGGCCGGCAGTCGAGGGAGGGTGAATCCCAACTGCCGGCCAGCGGTCCCTGTAGATCAGTAGTCAGAGAAGTAGGATAAGTCAATTCCTACCACGCTAATGATCTGAGTTCTAATCGTTCCTGCACCTGCAACACGCCTATGCTCCAGGGTTAAAATAGCAACATTGCCATTAGAGCTAAGACCGTTGGTTGTTGACTTACGAGGAATGATAACGTCTATGTACTGAAAAGCTCCAAGTCCTACTGAGACTGTCTGAGTGTATGATCCTCCAGCCTCATTAACTCGGAGCTCACTAGAATTGCTTGCATCGTTTTGAACTAGGACTCGAACGCGTAAGTGCGGATGATACATATACCATTCAGTCGTCATGATGGAAGCGAATGACGTCGAAGTGCTTGATGCGTATGTGCCACTGTTAAACGACTGGTGAAGCTGCGGTTGTGACATTCCTATGCGAGCATTTAAACTATCTGCAAATAGGGTATCACCAGACTTATCCTGCAATCTAACGGTAGAAGTCCCGAAGGTAGGATCAGCTGAGGACCCATCGACTGTAAATACTTGAAGTGCACTATTGCCATCTAAACTCATACCGCCACCCGCATTGAATAAGCCACGTACAGCTGTAGACCTACGAACGTTAAGTTGCATTCCTGCTTCACCATTGATGGTAACATTCGATCCCATTGTAATGGCGCCCTGTTCGTAGATCGAATTATCAGGCCGCTTAACAACAATTACGCCACCCTCAAAGATAGTTCCACCTCTATTGACCGAAGAGGTAGGAAGTTGTGGCGTACGCTCTAAAGCGGAGACACGATCCTCGAGCCTCTTGACATAATCAAGAAGATCTGGTTGACCTGTCCTGTACCGACCCTTAGTCTTAGGCATCAGTCTTCATCTCCTGCGAACAATACTGTGAACTCATCCGTATTGCTAGCCGATTGTGGTTGAAGAGTCCACTTC